GTTTTAGCTCTGTTCAAGGTGACTTCGGCTTACGCAAGCCGAAAAACCTTCTATTAGACTTGCTCTACTAAAATAGAGCGAGATCAGGGTGACTCCTTAATTGGAGATTCACGTTGAGATCTGGTAGGGAAACCACAATTAATTTAAGTTAGGCAATTAGGCCTAATTTAAGTTAAGTGCGAGCTTATATAGCTTCTAAGTTTTAGACTTAGAGATATAGGCGATTGGCGGTCTTAACCTCGCGCCAGTGTAGTAATACACTGGACAACGCAAGTTATTCTTCCAATTACTTTATCTTTTTCAGGATTTACACAGTAATTAATCTGTATAAACTTATACCTTAAATATCTTAAAATGAAAAATCAAATTAAAATATCTAGAGTATTCCTTGAAACAAGAGAAGTGATTAGAGAACAACTGGTACGTCTAGATAATCCTAAAGATTTATCTAGCTTATTTAATCGTTTTGCTCATAAGATTGTATCTTTGAGTTTGCGATCAAATAGGAAGATTACTGCTCGTATACGTCTCTATCATAAATTTGGACTATATCTTCTTGTGATGAACAAGAGACATGGTTCAGTTTATGTAGTTAAATACTTAAAAGCTTGTAGCTTAGCTGTTTCTAAGGTTATCGCTGGTCAGAAGTTAAGTTCTTTAAGAGAACTTGAACCTGACTTAGCTCTGCCTAGGTTGGCTACCTGTGGACTTCCTGTGATTATTGGTACTAGAGATCGTAGATCTATAGTTCAAGGATCACATAAAGTCATTCGTCTTTATCTTTCTCTTTTTAATCTATATCGAGTAATCGTTATAGAATCAAAAAGCAAGTTAAATACGATCACAGATAGTTACACTGGAAATGAACTTTATCTTAAAATGTTCGGTGGCTGATTAAGTAGTAATACTTTACCAGTTATTGGAAGTTTTAAGAGTAATCGTCCTATTTCTAGTCATAACTTCCTGTTCAGAGAGACTGCTTCTCCTACAGTATCCAAATCTTGATCTGGAGCTGTAATTGATGCGGCCTTGATATACCATAATAAACAGTTGTATTCTCATTTTAGTGAATATTGTAAAGCTACTAAATCCTCGATTATTAATGAAATCATTAAAATCGGAGAAGTAGTAACTATAAAGGATATTGACGAATCCTTTTATTTAAATTTGAAAAAGTCTTTTATTAGACTTTTAGAATCTAAACAAGGATCTTCTGATATTCCTTTAGGACAATTATCCACTAAGGCTGAGCCTGCAGGAAAACTAAGAGTTTTTGCTATCGTAGATAGTTGGACTCAAAGTCTTTTGTCTCCTCTTCATAAGTCCTTATTTGACATTCTTAAAAAGATGCCAAATGATGGTACTTTTGATCAGACTGCTGCTTTTGAAAGAGCATGTACCAAAGCAAAATCTTTTGGATGTTGCTATGGTTATGATCTCTCAGCTGCAACAGATAGGTTACCTATATATCTTCAAGTTCAAATACTTGGAGCATTATATGGACAACCTATGGCAAATGCGTGAAAAGATATCTTAGTCGATCGTGATTATGTTTTACATAATCAGGATAAGACTATGATCTCTTATCGCTATTCTGTAGGACAACCTATGGGTGCTTTATCCTCATGAGCAATGCTTGCGATAACACATCATATGGTTATGCAATATTGTTCTAGAATGATAAATCCTTCAATGAATAAGTGAGAGACTCGTTACGAAGTCTTAGGAGATGATATTGTTATCTTCTCCGCAGATTTAGCAGCGAAATACCTCGAGGTTATGTCATTGATTGGAGTACCTATAAATGAGAGTAAGTCTGTAGTTGCAGTCCAGAAACCTGTTGTGGAGTTTGCGAAACGTACTTGATTTAATCAAGAAGTTTCTCCTATTCCATTTAAACAGTTTCTGTCTCAAGATACCTTTAAAGGTCGTATTAATACTACATTAGGGTTGTTCTTAAAAGAAAAATCTTTTTTAGAACGCCCTTTTGCTGTCTTTCATACGATCCTTTCTAGAAATCATTGAGATACGCGTCCTCAAAAGGATACTGTTGCATTACTTGCTTTAATGAATTCTTATTTTGAAAAAGTATTCAATATAAGTTATTTCTTAAAGTATGTAAGAACAACAGAGCCTATGATAACAAAAGGTAAAATGCTTTTTGCCAATTTCAATTTTGAACTTAGCAGAAATATTTTATCTTTGTTACTAAAGGACCGTAGATTACCACCACAGATAAAAGATGGGAACTATCTACTTTTCGAGTTTGCAGTTAAAGAGACCATAAGGGCTCGTTTAGTTGCAATGCTTGAAAAATATACTGATTTATGAGTTGAAAAACAAGTTATTAAACATAACAAGATCTTTCTAGGAACTTTACCTAAAGATAAAGCTTCTAAATTATCTCATTTATGTAGAAATCTTTTGTTTCTTAACAAAATCAATTATCTTACTCAATGAAATTTGAGTATACTTGAAGATCCGAAAATATCGATTTCTCGATTATTAGAGGTCCTTGAAGCTAAGATGAATGATTTATCACAATTCAGTTATGTAGATAGATTGGAAGATCCCTCTTCTAAGTTACCTGCTGTAGAAATCGATACTTGTTCAGTCTTAAGATTGGTAACCCAAGGGTTCCGTCTTGAGGCTCAATATAGTAAAGATCCTACGACTTTCGATGTATCAAGATTTATATCATTTGTCCGTAAAGAGACAAATTATAAAGATCTAACACATTTGAAAGGTTTTGAGATATTAGATGAGTACAAGTTGTAATCAGTATTAGTATACTTAATTACTACCTTGTTCAAGGGATACTGCGGAGTAATATAATAAAGGACAGGAATTCTAAATTTATTTAGAACTCATGACCTGCGTTATTATATTCTTCAGACTGTCTTGAACCAAAGAGGTTCGTAGAAATCTGAACATAATAGAAATATTGTGTTTAGGTTTTGAG